TATATAGAAAGTTATTAACGGGTCAATGGGTATTAACGCGCTTTTGTAAAGCTGATTGTATCTTGGCATAATTTCATTCATTGTACGGGATAGAAAGAAGTTGAATCGTTCGGGTTGTTTTACACCTATTTCTCTATATCTGTAATGGTCTATTATTTTTTGGTTTAGGACGTTCCTATGATTTTCGTCAAAAATAGGGTAGAGGTCAAGCCGTGGTACAAAGCCATTCTGCATGAGCGTGTTAAGCTCTACTGTGTAATTAGCCATTATCCACCTCGTTATCTTCCTTGTCTTGCTTTTCTTCGGCGGCTTGTCGGAATGTGCAGAATATTCTATTATCTCCCTCGCGTCCCGACATTTTATTCCACAAGTCATTGCTTTGGTTACGCGCTGTAAGAAATATATCTCGCTGTGTTTTAACTGCCCCTAAACCGGCTTCCACTTCGATACCAATATTGCGCTCCTTTTTTTCTGTCTGCACGGTTTCAATTCCGCAAAAGGTCATAGCTTCGTTCCATATAATTTTATATGTCATTTTTAGAACGTCGGCTAAATAAGGCGCGGTTGTCGCGTGAACGTCAAGCTTTCTCGCGTCGAAGTTTTTATCAACAACAATTACAGGGCTGTTTTCACGAACTTCTTTATAAGCCGTGACTATTGTATCTTTTAACTTCTCGTCGCAGTTTATCATAAAAGGCGTTTTTTGAGCAAGGATATTTACATCACACGTACGCTCTATTTCGGCAAGCCGGGAAGCAAACAATTGAATTGTTAAGCTTGACGATTGCCGCAAATAATTATTCCAAACTATGACGCTGTTCTTATAGTCAATAGCTTTATTATAACCATTAACGGCGAACGCTTGACGCTCTTTTGGTGTGCGGTATATATCGAAGTCACCGCGCAATGTAATAGCCGTGAATACCTCGCCTAATACAGGGTCTTTGAACAATGCGCCATATCCGCGCTCAAATAGAGTTATCTCTATAAAGCGTTCTTCTATGCTATCCGGGAGATTATGCCATTGTATGGTGTTGCATTTTAATTCGCGAAGCCTATCATAAAGGTCGATAAAAGTCAAGTCGTTAAGCATTTCTTTAGTCTGCTTATTTGTGGCGTTTAAAAGCGGTCTGTAGAAATTAACTGTTTTAGCCATACATTAAACCTCGTATTTCTGCTTGCATATCAAGTATGCCTATTAGAAGCATTTCCCAATTTACGTATTGCCCCACTTCATCTTTTAGGACTTCCAAACGGTCATACTCTGCTTGTAAATCCTTGTCGGCTAACATAGGTTTATAATGATACGCTTAACGCCGGACGAAACATTGACTTCTACGGTGTCGCTTGCCGGGGGCGTAGGCGACACGACTGTTTCTTCTTTGAGTTTCAGCCCGTAAGCTTCGGCAATTGCTTTCGCGTCTGCTTTCGCAATAGCTGGGAGATTATTGACTATCCAATTTGCGCCGTTTAAGTTGTCGTGAAATTCGTGCTCGACAAGCACAGGCGCAATACCTAACGAAGCCGGAACACGAAGCTCTCCGAAGTTCCAATTTGAAGTGTTCCACGCATATATAGCCGGGGCGGCGCGGTTGCTTTTTATAGGGCATATTGCGTTTAGATTTTTAACAAACGCCGCCGCGACTTCTCTTGTCTTTGGGTAGTCATTATGATAGAATGCACAAGCTCCTGTTTCGTTTCCTTTGAATGCGTTGGTATGAAGCGCAAGATATAGGTCAACCCCTGCGGCTTTCGCTTCTTCGGGTCTGCCGTCATATTGCCCGTTGCTATTGTATGTCTTGGTTATGTGAGCGATAACTCCCTCGTATTTGTCAAGCTCGTTCACTAATAAAGGCGCAAGAGCTTCCATAACCCCCTTTTCGTTCGCGCCGTTAGCGTATGTGTTTTTATGGTTCGCAGGGCAGACTAATATTTTAAGCATTTTCACTATCTCCTTTATCAATTTTATTTTGCAAATTCTTCATAGTGCCTTTTAAAATAGGCGGTATTGGCACACCTAAAATTGCGACGTTTTCCAGTATTGAAACAAGCTCGTTAAGTATGAGCCATATTACAATCATTAGCCCGAATACGTTTGCCGTGTAATTAAAATTTGTGAATTGTGTGGATATGTATAACAGCCAATCAACAACAAAAGCTACCGCGACAACTACCCCGTAACATAGTTTTTTAATTATTCCGCGCCAACCTTTTTTACTGTTTACACCGCCTGTGAATGCCGCTTTTGCTATGCCCGTACTATAGTCTATCAGCATAACAATAGATAATACTATCAGCGGAACAACCATATTTTCAAGGTATGCAAAAATTGCCGATAGCGCAAGTGTTAAAATAGCTTTTATGTTCATATTATACCTCGTTTGCTAAACTATAGTTTCCTATGTCATTTACGTGCCATAAACGAATGCCGTTTGAGAATATCTGTTTTATGTGGTTAAGATATTGTGTAGGTATTTTCCCTTGAATAGATGGGTCACGCAGTTGTATATAGTTCCACGATGGGCGGCTTCGCAAATTCGGTGTTTTTACATTGTTTAAACTGTAGCCGTAAAGTGAGAAATATTCATCAATCTTTTTAGCGTAGTCCGGGCGTATTGCGTATGGGATAAATTTTACAGTTTGTCCTGTGGATAGTTCTACATGAGAAGATTGTCTGCCGCCTAAAGTTGTAGGTTTTGTGGCGTTGTCTTTAAGCTGTGCTTGTGCGGATAATTCCTTGTTTACTCCACTAACTATAGCCGTAAGTCCCATAAGTGCGCCTATAGGTGTTGTTGACATTGCAAGTCCAGCAACGCCTAATATTGTTTGAACAGCGGCGGCATTTCTGTTTTGTGCTATAGAGTTTTTATTAAGAGCATACCAATTACCTGTGTTATCCACGCCGTAGAAGCCTTGCGGATAGTTTACAACAAAACCCTCGTCATAGTTTTCTGTTGTACCAATATTTTGTGTATTGCCGTTGTTTATAAATTCGGAGAATTTATAGTTCAAAGGAGCAATAGAGAGTTCTGCGTCTATGTTTATAATTCCTGTTGCGGAAAACCTAACATTGTCATTAAAAAACTCGTAACGATATACTTTGTTAGCGGCAGGGCAATAAAGGTATTTATAAGGGTATGTGTAAAGTTTTTTATTTTTAGGAACATAACCGCTAACGCCGGAATAAGGTTTAGCAAGACTTGTGCCTTGTAGCCTTAATACACCGTTACTGTCAGAAACAGAGCCGCCATTTATAAACAAATTGAATACAGCCTTTGGAAATGAGAACAAGCCCATAACAGCTTCAATGTGTCCGTTCAAAGCCATTGTTGAAAGAATGTTATTAAGGGTTGTTACATTGTCACACATTGTATATATTACGCCGTCTATTATTCGTTGTCCATAAAAATGAGGTTGCGGCGGTGCTGTAGCAATTGTATTCGGAGGGTTCGGGGGGCTATCCGGCAATATGGCTGTAGCCAATATAAAGCCTAAACTGTCAAGCTGTGAAAAATTATAATCTATAGCCGCGCCATTGTTTGTGTCTACAAAATATTCCCCTGTATCAACGGCAGGTTCAGGGTTTATATTTTCGCCGGGCAGGTCTGTTTCAGAGTGTTCTCGGACAACAAAACTGTCCTTTATTGTAATGTCAAAAAGGTATGTCTGTAAAACGTCTAATTCATACTCTATTTCGCAACATTCCGGGGAGATATAATTAACGCTGTTTATAAAACAAAAATATCTCTTGTCGGCGTTATACCCTATAGCTTCGTTGGAAGTTGTAAAGTAAAGATAGTTATAAACAGACATTTCTTCATAACGCGCATTTACCTTAACTGTAAACTTCGGGCGCGGATAGAAGCCTGTGTTTGTTTTAACTTCGTTCATTACACGTTGATATGAAAGCCCGGAAAAATCGCGGTATACTGATTGACTGTCAAAGTATGAATATTGTGCGCCCTGCCCGGAAAAGAAGCGCGTGTTATTATACGTGCTGTCAAGAGGTATATCCGATATAAACTTGAATTTAGCTGTATTCGTATAAGCCATTTTACGCTCTCTTTCTGTAGGCAGTTGTGGGGCGGTTAGTGGCGGCTACCGCCCCACGCTATATAAAGGAAAGGTTTGTTGATTATGCCCCGGCAGGTACTATTTCGATTGTCGTTGACGCAGTTATGCTGTTGTCAAAAACAGAAGTCGCAACAACCGTTATTTCGCTATTCTTCTCCGTCGTGGATATTAACAGCCGTCCCGTCCAGTCAACCTTTGAGGTTGTGGGGAGCGCGGAATTTATCGTCCACAAAACGCCTTTAGGCGCATAGCCTGTCGTTTCGACGGTTGCAGTAAACTCCACTAAATCGCCGGGAGCGCGTGACTGCTGTCCTGCCGGATAAAGCGTTATCCCTGTAACCTTGCTCGGCGTGGTCGTAAACAGAACAGCCGTAACGAACGGAGAGGACGCGAATGTTTTCCACGTGTGGTAGAAATAATTCCAGTACAGCCCGTCGCCGTTCCATGCGTCTGCCATTTTTATGAGGTTATCCACAACCATGAAGAAGTCGCGGTCAACCAACACGCAGGGAACGCCAACAAGCTCATTGAAATTATCCACCACAACACGTTGCCCCATAAACTGCGCTTTGTCCATGTTAAACGCCGACGCAAGGACATTGACATCAACAGAAGCGTCGAACATAGCGTCCATGATAAGAATTTGCCTGTCCTTTTTGGAGAACGATATAACGCCTGTTTCGTTGTATATCGTATTCGGAAATTCCACCTTGTTCGACGTGCCTTTGATTGCCGTGATTATCGCTTTGAGGTTGTTGACATCTGTGTAGTCGGGTATCATAACGGGGAACATACGCCCCTCGGTTGCCGCTTTTGCAATAAGCTCTTTCATACAAGCAAACTCGTCAATTTCGCTTCCTGTGTAAAGGCTCTCAACAATAGCGGAAACAAGGTCAAATAAACCCTGTGACGTTACAAACGCTTGCCGTAACTGATTTTCCGATATGGTTGTTGGGTACTTAACTTGGAAGTTCATTGTGTGATACGCCGCCGACACGTCGGGAATGTGCCGCTTGAATATGTTCTTATACGCCTGTTCGGGGTTGAACGGCAAGGAACGGGCGGCGTTGACGAAAACTTCTTGTATAGTTTCGCCCAACTCCATGATACCCTTTTTAAACTGCCGCAAGGGGTTCTGATAGGAACGGCTTGTAATTAGCGTTAAGCCTATGCGGTTGACAAGGGCGCGTAAGAACGGGTTGTTTTGAGGGTCAAAGTTCATTATCGCCGTGCCAACTTCGCGCATATTTTCCTGTGTGGCTTCCGGCACACGGCTCTGATAGTCCACGCCGTTCTCGCCGCGAATGGCGTTTAAAAGCGCGGTTGCGTTCGCTTCAAGTGAAAATGTTTGAGGTACTATAGGCATAATTATTCTCCTTTACTTCTTCTCTGTCGGTTTAAACAGGCTGTCTATCGTAGGAACAGCCGGGGGTGTTATCGGGGGAATGGGCGGCGGTGTCTGTGAGGTATTATTAAAGAAAGCTTCTCTGTACTGCTGTTGCAGTGCTTCATACTTTGCTTTATAATCCTCTCCTTGTGCGCCCGGCGCGGAAGTTGCAGGGGGAGCGGCTGTTGGCTGTTGCAGAGTTTTCAACAAATTCATAACTTCCGCATTATCCCCGGCAAGCCTTGAAATTTCAATTAGAGTTTCAGCAAATGTCAAGGTCTTTGGCGGTTCAGTCGCAGGAGGTATTGGCGGTACAGGTGGAGTGACGGGCGGTGTCGGGTCGGGCATAATAATTCTCCTTTAATGTAGTAATTTAATTATATTCGCACACGCGTTTTTGACTTTCACACTCTCAAACCGTACTGTACCATTAAGGTAATTTCGGTAGAAAGATTTTACAAGAACAGATTTTTGTCCTTTTATAAGCATTGTGTTTTCGCTATGGTCGTCCATTGTTATACTATACATTAGCTTTCCGCTTTTATGATAGTCCAAACTAACGTATTGCAACCCTGCGTCGTAGTCTACCCATATGCCATATACTACTGACTTATATTTTAAGGCAAATTGATAGGTACTTTTAACTGTTTTCTTTTGAATAAAATCGTCGGTATCTTTAAGATATACATTGTCATATTGATATGCCGCATATTCCGGGTCAATTCTTGCAAGTATTTTTCCTGCACGTGTTTCGTATGATTTTTGGGATATTTCCGGGCAGTTTGGCTCTTGTATTAAAATATCGTCTTTACAGGCTATCTCGTTTTGGTATGGTCGTTCGATTTTAAAATAGTCAAAATACGGGTTTGAAATTGTTATAGAGTTACTGCAAAGGAAAACTTTTACTTCTCGCATACGCGCTACTGTTGAATAGAATTTGAATAGTATTTTAGGTTCGTTTGGTATATATCTATGGTATCCCTCGGAAGTGTCTAACAAAAATTCATCGAAAATAATCTTGTTTACTTTCGGATAAGGTGTTGACTTTTCAAGGTTCGCTTTGGATATTGTAAAGGCGTGTCCGGCTATCTCTTCATTTATATAAAGTTTATTTCCCTTTACTTTAAACTTCACGCCGGGAAATTCAGCTTGTATATCATCAAAGAATAATGGAAGCCTTTGAATATCCTCTTTAAAGCGACGTATATAAATAAACTGTGCGCCTGTTTTAAGGAAGTCTTTTATCGCCCATTTTTTACAACCGTAACTTTTACCCACACTTCGTGCGCCTACAATGAAATTAAAAAGGGCGTTATATGATAGTGTTCTGTATATATCCCAATACATTGTGTTACCTTAATAATGTGGGAGCGGCATACGGCTCTTACAAGATTACCAGTCTACAGGGGCTACAAGCGACATCTTTCCAGTCGTGGTTCTTGCGCCGCAAGTGCTTAATATGCCGTCCCACACTATATTATACCATTCTTTAAAGTATTTGTCAAGAGGGTATTGCAAAATAGTTTAAATTTTCTTATTGTTTCTAAACTATTAACGGAGAGTGTGTGGGCTATCCTCTAATACTATTCCACCGGGAACGTGAGCCATTTTAAGCTTGCCGTCATAACTTGCGCCGGGGTGAAAGTTTTCCCACGTCACATTTTTATAACAGCTTTCCGGCATTCCAGCACATACTATTTCAAGCTTTCTTTTGCCGTCTTTTTCTACATCTAATATATATGATTTTTGACGCAAAAAACGCGCTCTTATAATTTGCCCCTCGTCTGCCCCCTCGCCATGTTCAATCCCCCATGTGCCTAACTTGCCGCTCATATCTAACTCTGCCGGAAGCTCTGTACCTAATAAAAATAGGCTGTCAGTATCAGCGTATACAAAACGGTCATACTGTTTTTGAGCCGCCCGGATTGTTTTTTCTCTTGCATAAGAGGTTATAAAACAACCAACAGGGATATATAATGGCTTTTGTGGTTCTACAAGTTCTTCCTCAAAATAAAATTCGTCTGTTATAACATCAAATTTTGGGAAGCGGCTATAATATGTCCAGTCCTCGCCGTCCTTTACAATGCGCGGTGAAGCATATTTTATATGCCCCTCGTCGGATTTATAAGGGTATTTATTAAGCATTAAAGGGTTTGTAGAAAATTTTCCGTATAGATTGTTTAGCATAAGTTTAGCAATAGTCCGCAACGGTTTGTTCTTTGTGCGCTCTGCTTCTTCTTTTATTGCTGTCCACTTGTCTATATAATCTTTAAATAGCGTAGTTGAGCTTTTGAATTTATAGCCGCTGTGATATGTTACGTCATATACATGATAATGTTCTTTAAAAAGCTTTAAATCGACGTTTGTCATATACATTGTTACATAGTTTCCGTCGCTACTTTCTAAATACTCATTCGGAGCGAACCATTTTAAGTACCTTTTTAATTGTACTGTTGGTATATGTCCTTTTTTGAGCTTAAAAGAGCATGAAAATTTTTGTATATATAAGTCATAAAGCTTGTCAAGTTTATATTCGCCCTCGTATGGTATTCCCTCGTCATACGGCATTTTTTCATAATACATTACTGAGGGATATAAACTGCGAACATCAAAATGTACCAGTTGCCCTAAATCTTTGTCTGCGTACTTTGGGCGTAAATAAGTAAAACCGCCACGGTATGCTCTGCGAATGTCTTTGTCAACTTCATGGGGCGGTGACGGAAACCAACGCTCAAAATTTTTCTTTCCGATTGTTTCTTTATATTGAGTTAGAGCATTGCTTCCCAAAGTCATTTTAGTAAGCTGTATGCTGTTTCCGTCTGAAAGCTCCATATAGTGGATTTTAGAAAGAGCCAACGCCATTATCTCTACATCTGCCTTTATGTAGTTTAGCTCGTCCTCGTCCGGCTCATATCCTATAGGGCGTTCCTTGTGGTAGTCCATTTCTTGTTTTTGTACTGGAAGATTGAACGCTTTAGCTACTGTTTTAACGCTCATGTTTGGAAACAATTTCATACTATCATAAATACGTATTCTAAAATTGTTCCCATAGGCTTGCCCTAAAATCTCTATAGAATAGAACACTCCCATATCAGATATTAAACAAGTAAAAGAGTTAGGGGGCATTCCCCTATTATTCTTGACTTGTGTATATCCTGTGTTTAGCAAGTATGTAATTATGTATTCGCCGTCAAAATTTCAAGTTGTGGAAATATAATGTTGTCATGTTCTTTTCACGTGAACATTTTAAAATTAAATCTTTTACTGTTTTTCCTAACCAAAAATTTTCTGTATTTCCTACTTCCATAAGCGCAACCGCCCACTCTCTACAGTCACTTCGTTTTGTAGTGGTTTCTAAATCCGCCGCATAT